CCCGACACTATGGTTCGCGGAGTGCACGGGCTTCAGTGGTGGCCGGCAGCATTGGAGGGGGTGGCAGCGAGGCAAAAACGGCCCCGTCGAGCAGGTTTGGGAAGTGACGTTTCTTGACGGCTTGCCATCGAATGTCGCGGCCGCCAAGGAAGCACGGTAACCGAACCTAGGGCGCCAGCCCGTGCTCGCGCGCGGCGGCCTGGCAGGCCCGCCCGGTGGCCAGGTCGGTTTCCACCACCAGGATCAGCGCTTTAAGATCTCGGTCAACGTCATCTCGAACCACCCCGCCGGGTGAATCGGCTCCATCGCTGCCGCCGGCATCTTTGGCTTGGGTGGCGGGGGCAGGTCCACCACAGAGGGCGGGGCCGACACGCAGCCGGCCAGCAGCATTAAGCCGAGCAGTGAGCGAAGCGATTTCATTGTTTTTCCCCTTGGCAATTCTCTGGTTGATGGCGGCCTGCCGGTCGGCTTCCTTTCTATTCGCGGCCACGCGCGCCAGCACGGCATCGGCCACGGCCTGCGCGCGCGCTGCCTGCTCGGCGTTCCACTTGTCCTGCACGTGATCTGCGCCCTTTAGCCACCCGAAGGCCATCATGGCGGCCGCAATCAGGGCCAGGAGCACGAAACGATATGGCGCCGGTATGAGAGTGCCAAGGTTCATGCGATGCCCTGGGAATAGACCACGCCGCCCGGGTTGAACGACGCAGTTAGCACCTCGCGGCGCGGCTTGCCTTCCGATAGCCCAATGTGCACCCACGTCCCTTCATAGATCAGCTGGTCGAACATGATGTTGCCGGCCATGATCAGTTTGGCAAGCGCCTTGGGCGCCATGCCAGGAACTGTGATGTCCGCCGCCAAGCCCCGCAAATGCGCGCTGTTCGTTGCGCCTCCCGCCGCTTGGTTGACGACCTTCGAACGGTAGCCGCTGGAAATAATCACCGGGCCACCGACAAGCGCGCGAACTTCCTCGAGCACGGCAGCCAGTCGACGCAAGTTTGCCAGCGCAGCCTGGTCAGGACGGTTGTCGAGTCGACGGCGCGTCGCGATCTGCGAGGACACCATCTCGTCCAGGGTGAAGTGTTCGGAAAGGTTCACAGCATGCCTCTGACTTCCTTCACCACATCGGCAAGGTCAGCGTTGCGCCGCTTCTCGATGTAGTTGAATGACAGGCGGACCAGCGCCCAACCGGGCAGGCCGCATGCGAATGCCACGCCCAGCAACGCCACCAGACCGATCGGAGTATTGGCCCATGCTTGCAGCTGCAGGTGCATGATCAGCGACGCGCCGCCGCCAAACGATCCGACCAGGGTGCTGATCAGCCCCACCGCCCACTCGCGCGGGCTGCGCGGTGTGGTGAGGCACATCACGACCACGGCTGCCAGACCGGCGCCAATTGCGCCAGCACCAGCAGCACCGCCAAGGATCTTCCACCCGGCGGCGGCACCTGCCGCGCTGGAAATCGGTTCACTCATATCTGAAGCTTTCATGGTTTGGAAAATTCGATGTTGACGACGGTGGCCTGGCGCGCGGTGAAGGCCGGGCAGCCCAGGATCAGGTAGGCATCGCCCGGGCTGTAGCGGTACGCCTCTTCGATCTTCAGTGCACCGAGACAGGCAGACGAACAGAAAAGCCGGCGTACTGCTGCGCGGATGCGGCGAATGACGAAATGGAGCTGACCCAAAACGTCGTAGGGCCAGCCTAGGCGCTCTTCGAAGTACCGGCGCGCCGGTGCTTCCATCCACTCGGGCAGCTCGCGGAAATCCCAGTTCCCCGACGTGTAGTTGATCTGCTTGAAGCGCACGCCGCCATCTTCGAACGAGGCCGATGCCGACAGGCCGTCGCTGAAGACCAGTTCCATGTGCGAATGACTGGAGCGCGTCCACCAGCGCACCAACCGGTTATAGACCCCGGCCAGGCCCGGCCGGGTCCCTTTGTAAAACGCAGCGCGGAAGGTCATATACAACTCCAGACGGGTTGTCGATGCCTTGCATTTTTGCTCCGACTCTTTGTAATAACTGGCTCTTATTAAACAAAGTTTGCGGTGACCCATAAAAGCGCGAGGTTACAACCCCGCGGCAGTGATAAACAGTTGGTCGAGCGCATCGGAATCGAGACCGATGGCGAGGCCAATACTGACCACCAGCGGGCGTTGCCGCTGAAACTCCTGCGAGTCATCCCACTCGATCTGCGCCATGCCACGTTGTACCGTGTCCGGGATCGCGTTAATGGCGGGTTGCACGTCATCCAGCAGGCCGGCCAGCAGCAGGGCTTGACGTGCCTGGCGCCGTGTCACCGACGACGGCACCCGCACCACCGGTACCGGCTCCGGCAGCTCCACAACGCCATCGCGCTGCGCGTTGGCAGCGTAGCGCGTCCAGTGCAGCGCCAGCGGCTCGTCCAGCACAATGTGTTTGTCTACATGCGCTTCCGCCAGCTCCTGCTGGTAGAAGCCGGTCAGGTTGCCGGCCTCGTCATAGGTCACATAGCTCTTCATTTAAGCCACCTTTTCAAATTCAAGTTGTGCATACACTTCCACTTGTCCGATGGTGGTCGCTTCCCCGAGGCCATCGGCGAACGCCGACTGAGTCCAGTGCCGCAGCGAAAAAACCTTGGATGCCGTGATCGTGAACTGCCCGAACGCATCCGAATGGGTCTGGTTGTTTGAGCTGCCGTTGGAACCGAGGGCCACATACGTTGCATCCGTCACGTTGTAGATCAGTAGCCGATTGCGGCCAGCCTTGCTGGGGGCGGATGCTCGAGCGCGATAGGTGCCCGCTGGCAGCGTGACCTGATTGGTGGCCAACGACGCGCCAACGATGGTATTGACATCGACCGTGTTCAGCGTGCGCGTCTGCGTAATGTCGGTGGCGACGGATGCACCGCCCGCTGTGCCACTGGCCTTCTGGTCGCTTACCTTGATGCAGCCACGGTCGCCGTCGATTTGGATGGCATACAGGTTGGTGCCGTTCGAACCAATGATGTAGGTGTCGCCCATGCGCAGGGCCAGCGTCGAAGCGCCCCCTATAGTTTCCGCGCCATTTGGATCAATCGTGACCACGCCCGTGCCGCTGTTGCGGTACACGCACTGCCATCCATTGGAGAGCGTGGCGGCGGCATCGACGGTCTGCGAGAAGGTGCCGCTCGTGATATCTACCAGATAGCCTTTATCGGCAACCGCAAGGATGGTGTTGCTGCTGCGCGCCGAGTAGGGCATCACATCGACCGCCGCGAACACATAGCCGTTGCCTGCCGAGTTGGCCAAGATCGCCTTGCCTGCATTGCCCGATGGCGATGGCAGCTGAGACGGCACGGCTGGCGTGACGGTCCACGCGGCGAAGGTGCCGCTGCCGCCGATATGGGTAACGTCGACCGTCATCGCGCCCGTGCCACTGTTGAACGCGGTGATATTGCCCAGCATCCAGTTGGCGGTGGCGTTCACCAGCTCCACGAATTGACCCACCGCGAAGCTCTTGCCGGTCTGCGCCAGCGTCAGCGACTTGCTGCCGGTGCCGATGGTGAGGCTGGTCGTGCTGGTGGCGTTTGTTCCTGGCGCCGACAATGCGGTCGCTGCGTAGCCCGCCGCCTCAACAGCACTTGCTGCTGCCGCATCGGCGCTGCCTTCTGCCAGCACCACCTCTGCCGCCGCGGCAGCAACTTGGGCCGTTGCCTGGCTGATCCCGCTATTCATGCAGGCCAGCGTTTGTCCCATGGCAGGGATAAAGCGAGTGCGGTGGCCGCCGTTCCCCAGGCCAGTTGCGGGGTTGGAGTCGTCGGAAACGGTCGAGCCGTCACCGCCAAGGGAAGGGGGGAAGGTGACAGAGGTCATTACAGAAGTTCCTTCACGTAGGCATTGAAGTTAAAACCAAATTGCGTCTCGGTTACGCCGCTGATCTGCTTAAGGCGTCCGACGAATGATTGAATTGGCTGAAGCGACGGGTCTTCGCCCCCGTCAGGCACCACCAGCACCTCACCGGAAATCCCAGCGACGCGTTCCATGTCCAGGGCTCTTTTCTTTGCCTCGGTCTCAGTCAGGCATTGGATGGTGAACCTCTGCTCACGCGGCCTTGGGCGGTTATCGAAGAACTCGGCGCCGGAAAGCGAGGTAGCGATCGGCGTCGAATCCGTGTAGCCCAAGGTGGCGCCATAGGAGTAGTTGACGGATGGAGTCCAGCCAGCGGCCATGAACAGGCGGCCGATCTCCACGTAGCCGTCGGGATTTAGTGTGTCCAGGACCTCAACCCGCCAGTAGCGAAGGTTGACAATTTTCGGCAGCCGGTAGAGGTAGGGCGATTGGAAGCTTTCGCGCTCCTCCTCGGTGATGGTGCCGAGCCAGAAGTTGTCATCTTCCCATTCAAGCTGGTCTTGCGCGACCATCCCGGCGGGCCATACCTGGACATAGCCGGAGTCGTCTGAAATTCCGCTGCCGGTGGACGAGCGCGCGCCCCACATGTAAATGCCGCTGGAACCGTCGCCGGTATAGGTCGGCGACCCGCTGGCGTCGAGCAAGGTCACTTCGAGTGTCAGGGTGCCGCTGGAGAACACGTCAGCGAGTAGTACCTTGCACCAGCCGTCTGCATAGGCGCGCACGGTGACGAAATCGCTGATGGCGTTGGAGATTCCACCGGTCGCGAGGTCGATATCGGCCGAGGCCTCAGCGGCGCCGGCGACGAAGCGCACGCGCGCCTTCGTGCGCCCGGCGGCGGCAAGCCAGACCTCGGCCCAGCGCTGGCCGGTGAGCGCGCCCAGCGACTGCGAGACTTGGTGCGGGCCGGCGCCGGAGTTCTCTACCAGTTTGTCGGCGGTGGTGGTGCCGTCAGGTGCGGCGATCACGTTGGTGGAGGCCGTGGCATTGGTTTTGGTCCAGGCGACGTTGCCCAGGTCATTGGAGCCGACCACGATATTCGACCAGGCAGCGGTCGAATCGGCTGCGGTGATGCGCACGCGGCCGCCCACGCTGATGTTGTGCACGACCAGTGCCACGGCGCCGACCGACTTGGAGTTGACCAGGTCGTAGTCGAACAGCGTGTTCGCCACGGCGGCGTCGGTGCTGCGCGCGACCTTCTGCACCTGGCGGTTCTGCAGGTTCGCCAGCGGCAGGGTCGCCTGCCAGGAGCCGCCCGACAGGTTGCCCTGATCCGCCCGGTTTTGCCACGCTAGGAAGATGTTCGCCACGTCAGCCCCACAAAGTCAGGTCGAAAAGGTTGTTTTGCTGGTTGGTGCGGATGCCTGTGATCAGGAACTTCTTCCCCGCGCTGTAGTTGAAGCGCGGCAGCTGCACGGTGATGACTTTGCCCAGATCGATCAGCGCGGCCAGCGGGCTGTCCATGTGCACCTGCACGGGCAGGGTGTCGCGCACCACCTTGTAGAGCAGGAAGCGCCGCGCCACCTCAGTGTCGGCGTCGGCCTTGAGCGCAATGTAGGTGTCGAACTCGATCTCGACCGCCTTTGGCCACTGCGTCATGACTGCCGAATCGCTGGCCACGACCTGCCGGAACCGCTCCGCCCGTTCGGATTTCACCGTCGCCGGGACCGACGCCCCGAGGTCATTGATGACTTCTTGGTATTGCAGGTAGTTCAGCTTCACGCGATAGGCCGGCACGCCGCTGCCCTGATCCGTGGAACGCACGCGGTCGACCTTCACAATGTCGGTGGTGGTCAGCGTGCCAATGGACGATCCGCTGTCTGGGCTCTTCACTTGTGCCATGCGGAAGGTGCCGTTGCGGTCGGCGCCCCACCAGGCGCCTGCGCTGTTGGACAGCTTGTCCATCATCTCGATGCCGGTCATCTCGCCCGAATGGCCGAGCCAGTATCCGACCTGGTAAGGGGCGTCGGCGTCGAGCGCGGCGATATCGGCGGCCGAGATGTCGTTTGGCGCGATGCCGGCGCGATGCAGCACTTGGCTCATGAGCTGGGCGGCGGTGCGGTTGCCGGCTGCGGCGCCGTGCGTGGCGTCCACCGTCAGAATGCCGACCGGCGTGCTCCCCAGGCGGATGTACGACCCGGCGGCGCTGATCCAGACACGATACTGCCCGGAGGACGGCGCGTTGGTTTCCATGTCTGCCTGCGAGCTGTACGCGGCCCCGGCGGTCAGCGCCACGCCGCGGTCCAGCACCGCGTCCACCGACTGGATCAGGATGTCGCTGATCTGGTAAATCTGGCGGGTGGTATTGACGCAGGGTGGCGAGAAGTTGAAGGCGCGGCCGTACAGCAGTGGCTTACACTTGCCCTGCAGGTCGGTGGAAACGCCGTCCAGGCCGTTGGGCAGCACGTTGGTGCCGCCATAGCGGTTGGCCTGCAGCGGCTTGGCCAGGTCCTGCTGGCGGTCGCGGATCTTGATCGATACCGCGGACCACGAGAAGTCCGCCGTCTCCATCACGCCGGACATCACCGTCTGCCACACCAGGCCGGATTCGTTGGCCGGCATGACGCCGCGGCGGATGGTGATGTTGAAACCGGCGAAGCCGTAATCCTTGAGCCCGTCCAGCGCGCCGTCGATGTTGACCAAGGTCAGCTCGCCGTATCCCACCTGAGTCTGGCCGAAGGTGGAACGGTTATTGAAGATGTTGCGCTGGATGTTGCCCGGCTGCTCGATGCGGCCGTCGTAGAAGGTGTGGGCCGGGAATGTGATCTCCGACAGCGTCACGTTGTCCAGCTCGAGGTAGCGCGCGGCGACGGACTCCGTGGCCACTGCGCCGACGTACATCGTGCTGGCCGTGGCGGTGAACGTGCCGGAAACCGTGAGGTCGCCCGCAGTCGCGGCCTGCTCGAAAGGAGTGTTCACGGCGAGGGTGCTGCTGGTCGAGACGCGCAGCGCGATCGCGTTGCCGGCGCCGACGGTACCGCGATAGACGTTGGCGGTGATCCGGTAGGTGCGGCCCGGGATCAGCCCGGTCAGCGTCTGCATGGCGCGCGGGTTGCTGCCGCTGGCGAGCGTGATGCGAAGGCGACCTGACGACACCGACAGGGTGGTGTTGGCGTCGGGAGACCATCCGGTGGTAGCGCTTGGAAAGTCGCCGTTCGTGACTAGGTTGGCCCCCAGCACATCGGCGGCGCCGGTGGCATATCCCTGCGTGGCAAACCGGTAGGTTGCCGGCGCCGTTCCGTCGTGCGCCACAATGTCGGCGAGGGTGATTTCGTCAAAGGCTTCCACGATTCATCCTCAATACGGTGCCGATGCCGCAAGGCGGGCATTCGACTCAACCGATTCCAGGCGCGCGGAGAGCGCTGCCGTCGCCGTCGCACTGCTCTGCGCCACCGAGCTGATGGCCGACTGGATCGATCCGGCCAGACCGTTGATTGCCGCCACGGTGGCGCTGGTGCCGGCGGTCACCGCGCTTTGCACGCCAGTCACCGCCGCCGTGGTCGCATCGATCGATGCTGCGGACTGGTTGGCCGCCTCCGCCTGCATGGCGAACAGCGGGTCGAGCGCCTCGATCAGCGGCGCGGACGTGGCCAGCTCAGCGAGCGTCAGCTGATTCTGCGACATGAACTCGGCGATGCTCGCGAACTGTGGGCCCAGGGTGAGGAGGGCGTTCAGCTGCTCGCGCCCTGTCTGGCTGTTCACGTTGATGCCCTCGACCAAGGCACGGTACTGCTCCTTCGAGCTGATGCCGCCCACGTCCAGGCCAAGGCCAGCAAGCTGCTCAACGATGCCCTTTGCGCCCATCCCAGCCTGCTCTTGCTGCGTGTAGAAGTCCTGCACGAATGACTGTGCTTTCCCGATCAGGGCATCCAGGCCGCCGGCAAGGCTGAGCATAGCTTCGGTAGCTTCGACCCCGCTCGACGCAATGGTGGAGAAAATGCCGCCGAACTGATTCAACATCTCGCGCGAGAGCTGTACGGTCGCCAGCCGCTGCAGCGTGTCATACAGCGCTTCGCCCGTCTTCTGGAATGGCACCAGGGCGGACGCATACTGCTGCGCCAGCGCGTCGCGGTACTGCGTCAGCACGCCGGTGATTGCAGCCTGGTCCTGCTCGGCGTTGCCGGTCAGCGCTAGACGGAACTGTAAGGATGCCGCCTCGACGTTCTTGCCTTCCAGCCCCAGTCCCACCGCCAGCCCCTTAACCGAGTCGAGCAGCGCCCGGGCTGAGGTATCCATCATCATTTCCCGGTCGGAGTCGAGGGCGCTCATTTCGGTGCCCTTCTTGTCGGAGCGGAACCAACCGCCTTTCTGCTTCCAGTCCGCATAGGAATGGCCGAGGAAGTCCCCGTAGCCGAAAGTGCCCTCGATGCCGGAATCGCCGTACTCCTTCGGGCCGCGACCGAATGCACGGTTCACCAGGCCGCCAATCGCGCCGCCCAGCACCGACCCCAGCGGGCCGCCCAGCATACCGATGGCAGAGCCCAGGCCAGTGGCGAGATTCTTGCTGCCGCCCAGCGAGTATTTGCCGGAAATGAGACCGCCGAGGCCCATGCCCGCGCCGACGCCGCCCAGGGCGCCCGCGAAATTTCCCAACATCAGGGCGTTCTCGCCCAGCAGGCCGCCAATGCCTTCCATCCCGGCGCCGGAGAACCACTCGCCAATACTGGCGATGTTGCTGGTAACGCCGGCACTAAAGCTGTTGAAGCCGCCGGTGATCATGTCGAATACCGACTTGCCACCGGAAATCAGGTCCATGATGCCGCCGCCACTGCCGCCTGATCCGCCTTCGCCACCGAGCAGGCCGCCGCCACCGCCAAAAATCCCCGACATCACACCCTCGATCCGGGGCTTCAGCACTAGGGTCTTGGACATGTTGATCGCGGAGTCTTTGAAGTTCTGCAGGAAGCCTTTGCCCGACTCGAAGCCGCGCATCAGCGCGTCGGTCAGCCCTTCGCTCATCGAATCAGCAGTTTTCTTCCACTCCTCGCTGGACTCTTTGGCGGCCTTCAGGTGAACGTTGTTTTCGCGCGCATCGATCAGGTCGTTGAGCGAGCGTAAAGTTCTGCGGTTCGCTTCGGTCTCGGCGTCACAGTAGCCCTTCAGCTTCTCTTGGGCGACGATCTGCTCCATGATCGCGCGCTTGTCCTTCAAACGCGCCAACTCTAGCTCCTCAACCGACTTGGCCAGCCCCTGCAGCACGGCGTTTTCGTCTAGGATTTTCTGCGTCTGCTCGTCCATAGCGTCGGCCTGCTTGAACAGCGCATCGGTTTCCTTGGCGCGCTGGTCGCGCAGCTCCTTCTGGAGCGCCAGCTCGTCCTTCTGGGCATCGGTCAGCCTTTCTGTGGCGAGCATATCCTCCAGCGCCGCCGTGGCCTTTATCTTTTGGGCCGAGGTCAGCTTCAGCGTGCCGTCGCGGATCTCGTTCATGACCTTCAGCGCCATCTTTTGACCGTCGGTCAATTTGGCCTGCTGCGTCAACTCGCCTGCCATCGCGGCGTTCTTGTCGCTGACGGACTTGATCAGCTTGTCGTAGGCGTCAGCCGCCGCCTTCTGCTCCTTGCTCAGTTCGGAGCTTTTGCCCTTCAGGGTAACGAGGGCCCCGCCGGCCTTGTCGGCGGTTCCCGCCAAGGCGTCCATAACTTCAGATGCCACTTTGTTGCCGGAGCTCGCAGCGTTTGCCGCTTCCTTGTTTTTCAGCAATTCGGCATTGAGCTTGTTCACGGCGGTATCGCCGTTTTTGAAGGCCTCAAAGATGTTCTCGCCGTACTTGCGGGCATCCTTGGAGATTCTGTCCATTCCGTCAGCCGCACTGATGAGCGACTTGCCGAAGTCAAGGCCGACCTTATCCGCCAGGGTTCCTATGAGCTTGAGTACACCCTGCAGCGGGGTGGTGAAGAAATCGATGATATCTGCGCCAGCCATGGCGAATGCGGCGCCGATGATCTTGACACCATCCTGTAAGCCAGCCACCAGCAAACGGATAGTTTCGAGGATGGTCTTGAATGCTCCGGACTGGACGCCCACCTCGACCACGAAGCCGACCACGGAGGCAAAACCCTTCGCCAGCTCCCATACGTCGGCCATCACGCCCTTGACGGTTTCCCAAACTTCTCCAACGTCGTCACGGTTGCGGCCGATCCATTCGCCCACGGCCTCGAATGCGCCGGCCAGCTCGGCCTTGATGGTGGGGACCAGTTCATTGACGCCCGAAATCAGCCCGGCAATGCCGAGGGTCAGGCCGCTGTTCTGGTTCAGCTCGTTGACCGCGACCATGATGTCGTTCTTCATCCGCTGGAAGGCACCTCCAACGGTATCCGGCATGTTGCCAGATTCGGATTTGAGCTGGTCCAGCGACTTGATCAGGGCATTCCCCACCACGTCGGCGGTCAGCTTGCCCTCGCTGCCCATCTTCTTCAGTTGTTCGATCGGCAGGTTCGCGCCCTCGGCAATCGCTTTCAGCAGCCGCGGCGAGGCCTCCGCCATGGCATTGAATTCGCCACCTTGCAGCACGCCGGAGCCCATGGCTTGCCCGAACTGCAGGGTCGCCGAGGCGGCTTCGGCCGCGCTGGCGCCGCCCAGGCGCAGGGCGGTGGAGAAGGACTCTACGATAGCGGCAGTTTCCTTCGTGCCACCACCCAGCCGCTTCACCGGCTCGTTCATCTTGACGAAGAGTTCGGTCGCCTCCTGCAGGCCGAGGTTGTTGGCCTGCGCGATCCTGTAGATTTCCTTCTGCGCCTCGGCGAAGGTTTCCGCGTCGCCTGTGGTCTGCTTGAGGCGCGCGTCGAGGAGCGCCATGGCGTCAGCGGTCTCTACGAACTGCTTTGCCAAAGCGCCAACGGCCAGTCCGGCGAAGACATTGACCAAGGTGGATTTCAGGCTGCTGGCTCGATCCTTGATATCGTCAAAGCTTCCGCCAACACTTCGCTGCATGTCCTTCATGTCGTTGCGAAGCTGCGCAGTATCGGCTGCGATACGGATCAGCATTTCATCGGCAACGACAGTCATTTGCTCCCTTTCGCTTTGGTGGCGGCCATGAACGCCGCGTCAATATCGATCAGGGTGTCCAGCTCCCAGGGGGAGAGCTTGACCCTGTAGTTCCGTTGCCACCAGCCGATTTCCGACTGGCTTATTGCTGCTGGACCCATTCCCGCCGGCCGGCTTCGTCCAATCTGGCAGTACGCCCTCCAGATTTCCTCGCCGCCGTGCGGGCATGTATTGAACAACCGTTCGTCTGGCTTCCGCCCGGTCGCCGCGTGCCGCTGGAGATGGACGCGCAGTGTTGCGCCGTCCTTCTCCACCTGACTCAGTTCCGCCTCAACGGCGGCGAACTTTTTCAGACGGTCGCGGAGACCTTGATAAAAGCCTCGCCATCATCGAAGGCTTCCTTCATCGACTTGCGGAACCAGGCGCGCTCCGGATCGGAGATAAGGCGGTTGATGCTGCCGGCGTCGCAGGGGAACTGTTCTCCGTTGAAGACCACGAACGGATAGCTGGTCTTCGCGCCGTCGGCGCCCCTCACTTCGGTGCGCCAGCCGAACGCGCATTGGGCCATCAGGCTATTGGCTTCCTCCTCGTCCTCGGTCGGATCCTTGAACGACATTTGGCCGGTTTTTGCCAGCTGTGCGCGTGCCAGGCGCTGCTTCTTCAGTGCGAACATCTTGCGCGTGTGGTGTTCTGGACCGGCAAAGGTCACGAAGATCGGCAGCGGGATGTTGTTGCGTTTCAGCTGAATTTCGGCCGTGGTCATATCCACGACGGTGCCCAGGTCAAAAATGGCGCCCAGGACGGCGTGCGCGCTGTTCGGCGCTGCGGTCACGGCGGTAGCGGTGCTGGTGGTGTTTTCTTGCATTTCGGTGGTCCTCGCAGGTTGATAAGGTGCCCTTGCCGACCGCCCGCTCCACCTGCGAGTGGAGACGTGCGGCCGGTAGGTGCTCGTTATGCCGCTCAGGCGGCTTTTTCAAAACTCCATTTAAAGCCGTAGGCAGAAGGAACCATTCCCAATGCCGCCGACATGATGTTTCCACGCTTTTTTAGTCCGCCGAGAGCTATCGCGGCAGCGCCGGCTGATGGGTAAGTCACTGAATCACCACCCGCCTTTGGCGTTCCCACCACTGGTCTAGCCTTAACCAACCCAATCCGTACCGCATGATTGGCGTTTTCGCTATGCGTTACCCATTCCAGGTTGCTAGCGGAATTGTTTTGTTTGTTCCCGTCTTTGTGATTCACATCCATTTCGGGATTCGCACCGTGAAACGCCTCAGCAATGAGTCGATGAACGTTCACTGCTCTGCCCAGGACGCTCACCACCGCGTACCCATTGCTATCTCGCCAAGGCTTCAACACCCTTCCAGTAAGCCTCAATGGGGCCATGTTTCCCCATCGATTCAGCTTCGTTATGACCCGCGATATCGAGCGAACATCGCCCGTATCGCTGGCCTCGTAGAGACCGTCAGTCGAAAGGATTGGTAACCAGTGGCTCACGAAGCACTATCCTGAATACTGATCGTGGTTTTTTCGGTCTTGACGCCGGCGCCGCCAGCGTTGTTGAGCAGCGCCTGGAACTGCAGGGTCTGCACGACGCCGCTGTCGGGGTCATCCTTGTTGGCCGACATGAGCTTGACGCGCGGCATCACGAACGTGATGAAGTCCGCGGTGGCGCTGTTGTCCGAGGTGAAGATCGCCACGATGTCGATGTCGGTCTCATTTACGAATGCGTCGCGCATCACCGCGTCTTCGAAGTACGCGGTTGCATTGCCCTTTGCGGTCACCTTGCCGGGGAATTTCTGCGGAATGGTGTTCGACCCCACTACAGGCTCGCCGCTCATCGCGGATTCGATATCCAGGGTCAGCCCGGTGAGCACCGCCACGCTCACGCCGCCCATGCGAACGATGCCGTTCACGGCGGTCAGCGTCGAAGTGGAGGTGAGGGCGGTAGGGCTGGTGAAGTATTGTGCGGTCGTGGCCACTCCGCCGCGCTTGGCAGCGGTCTCCATCAGGTCCTTGCCCTGTGCGTCAAAACTGACCGTGGCATTGCCGGTTGGCGGGAGTTGGAGCGATGCCTTGCCGAATTTGATGCCAGTGAACAACTCGGACTGGCTGATATCAGCGAAGAAGTGCTCGATCGAGAAGGACTTATCGGTATGGCCGGTTTGCGGCACGAAGGTCTTCTTGCCTGGCCAGCTCACACCGCAGCCGGAAATTGGACCTTCAGCCACCAAGGAGGAGCCGTTCACCACCAGCACCGACAGCACAGTCGCGCTCGTCACGTCCGCAACCAGCAGATTCTTGTTGATGTTGGCCGCATTCAGCGTGCCGGTGGTCAGGCGAATGACGTCACCGACCTTGACTCCATCGGTCAGCCAGGAGCCTGCGGCACGGGTCACCGTGTACGCCGGACCAGAGCCTGCGATGGTGATCCCTACGCCGGTCAGCGCGGTGATGGCGGCAAAGTCGCGCTTCAGGATCGCCGCGAACTGGTCAGAGTAGGTTTTGGGAGACAATTCGCCGCTGACTTGACCTTCAACGCGGCGCACGCCGTGGCGAGCGTCGGCAACTTGGAAGTCGGTTCGCTTCTCCTGGGATTCGTACGAGTCCTTTGCCAGGTCGATGGTCGATTCGACGCGGCGCAGCAGCTGCGCGCCAGACTGGCCAGGAGGCGCGCCATACGCGGACTCAACCTTGATGGCTACCTGCTTAAACAGGCCGTTTGCGATAGTCATGCTGCTCTCCTTTAATACGCCACGTCGGGCGTGGTTTCCAGGTGTTGGTAGTCGACTTCGAAGTTGATCCCCAAGATCGAAACTGGCGTCTCGCTGTCGTAGTCCCCGCGCGGCGCCGAAGCGCCTGCCGGGCGAATGTCTTTCGTCAGCTTTATCTGGCCGCCGAGGTTCGGCCCGGCCAGAGCCAAAGCCTTTTCGACCTCAAGCCGAATTTGGCGCCGAATGCTGGCCGGTTCCTTGGCTTTGACGACGGCGTAGACGGTAAAACTCTGCGTGTGGCCGATGATTCGCGGGTACAAGCGCGTCGTCGGCACCGCACGGTCATCGCCTTCCTCAATTACGAGGGCTGGCAGCTTGTCCTCACCCAGCTGTCGCGGCTCGCCGTCGAAGACGTTCGCGCCGGTCGTAGGCAGGCCGGTGAGGGCGGCGCTGATGGCGCCGACGATTTGATCAACGAGGTGGGTCATTTTTCCAGCATCAGAAGAACCATGCCTGTGCCGTCCGGCTGCACTTCGCCAACCGTGTACTCGACACCGTGCACATTGACGTACGAGTCACGCTTGACGCCCGGGATCAAGATTTCCGTCACCAGGATGGTCGGTTGGCTGCCGGCCACGAAGCCTTGCGACTCCACGTAGCCGGCATTGAACAGCACGTCGACCTCCAGGCCATTGCCGAAATCGGCGGTCGCGTCCGCCAGGTGGGATTGCACCGCCTGGTTGATGCGGCTGGCGATTTCGGCAAAGCGCGGCATCAGGCGTTCAGCTTGATGTTGACGGTCGCCACACCGTTGCCAGCTGCCGCGAAGGCGTAGCCGGCCAGGGTGTTGCCCGATGCGGTGGTCGTCAGACGGCTGTTGGTGTTGTCCCAGTACAGGGCAGCGCCTTGGGCCACGACGTCGGTGGACAGCTTTGCGATGGTGTGCACGCCGGTCATTGCCAGCGAACCGGTTGCGCCGGATACAATCGCGGCCAGCGCCACACCAACGCGCACGCCGACCAGGACCACCTGGCCGCTGGCGATGTTCGCGCCGGCGACGTAGTCCATCACCTCGCCGGGTTGTACGTATTTGCTCGTCATGTCAGTTTCTCCTTAGACCGTAGAGCGGTGGATTAAGCGCCGGCCGCGGTGGCTGCGCCGCGGTAGTCGATGGCCGCAATACCGAAGTCCAGGCGGGCCTTGTAGCGCGCGCCATCGACATCGAAACCGTTTTGCAGTTCCAGGTATGGCTCCTGCTGGCCATCCAGGAATGCGACCTCGATCACCGGCGCCTCGTTGGCGTCGGCGAAGGCGTACACGCGCGTGCCCGACAGACGCGGGGTGTCGATGATTTCCTTGAACAGGCCGCGCACAGCGTTCGGGCGTTGCAGCTTATTTGCGGTATCCGGGTCGTACTCGGCGTTGTTGATGACGCGAGCGGTGGAGCCGGAAGCCAGCGGAACCAGCAGGCCGGACGGGCGAAGGTCCAGGTAGTCGACATCGCCCACGCCTTTTTGGTTGGCCATCTTCACGCGGATGTCATCGACCAGCACGGCCGACAAGGCACCAGCGGCAGCGATGTTGTTGTGCGAAGAATGGAACAGCGGGTTACCATCGGCCATGTTCGGGCCCATGCCGCTGTTCAGCGCCAGCAAGGTGTAGACGTCCGTTTCGACGGTGCGCGCAGCTGCCCAGCCCAAGCTTTCGGCCAGGCCGACGAAGGCGCCCAGGTCGTCGTTGATGATGGCCTGGCGGGACATGTTGATGATGTTGCCCTTGGTGCTGGCCGAGATGCTGGCCTTTTCGCCGTCCGGGATGGTCGAGTTCTTGAACTCGCCCAGCTCATTCACGCCCTGCAGGTTGGCCAGGGAGCCGACGCGATAGCGGTTGTGCGCGCGGAAGTCCGACACGGAGCCGGTCTTGCAGAAGCGCTTCCAGGTGAGCGCGGCTTTGGCGTATGCCATCTGCAGAGCTTTGTGCATGGTGTTTTCCAGCAGGACAGGGAAGTCGCTTGTCGACTGCGTGAAGGCAGCTGCAACGATTTCCAGTTGGCTCATACCGGCGGTCTTGATGTTCGCACGCTCCAGCGATGCGCGGGCCAGATCCAGCAGCTTGTAGCCACGGTAAGGATTCGCCGCATCCGCCTTCACTTCACCAACGCCGGCACGCGCCAGGATGGAGTTCGCCGCTGCTGCGCGGAAGGTTTCGGTCTCGTCACGCACCGTTTCGATGTTCGGGAAACCCTTGGCGGCCGGCTCGATATTCTCGCCCAGCTTTGCCAGCAGCTTCGCTTGAGCAGTTTCGACGGTGATCGCCGGGTCTGCCAGGATCTCGGTTTGCAGTTCGCCCACGCCTTGGCGCGCAGCGAACGGCTTGAAGATCGCCAGCACTTCAGCATTCATTTCCTTGGTGCGCGCAAACGGCGCGGTGGCCGGTTGGGCTGCGGCCGCTGGTGCGGCTGCGGCGGGTTGAGCCGCCGTATGTACTGGATCAGGCATTGGATTCTCCTGTGGTTTGACGGCGGCTGCCGCCGGGACTTTGAAACGGGAAAGGTCGAACGATTTGGCGAGCGACGCGGAAATTTCCTGCGCCGGGCCCACCGCGTCCGCGAAGCCTTCATCCTTGGCTTCTGCGGCGGTGTAGTAGTGGTCTTTGCCGTCGGTCAGCAAAGCCAGGCATTCATTCATGGATTTGCCGGACTTGGTCGCGTAGCTGGTCGCCATCGCCTGCGCCCACTTGTCCAGGATGTCGGCTTGTTCGCGCAGATCGGCGGCATTGCCCGCCGTATAACCCCATGGCGCGTGGATCATCAGCATGGCGTTTTCGGCCATGGTGACGGTATCTCCCGCCATGGCGATATAGCCGGCGATGGACAGCGCCACCCCGTCCACCTGCACGTCGACCGTGGCGCGGTGGCGTTTCAGCGCGTTGTAGATGGCCAGGCCGTCCGCCACGCTGCCGCCCAGCGAGTTGATCCGGATCGTGATCTTGTCGACGTTGAGCGCGGCGACGTCCTTTACCAGGCTGGCCGCCGTGATGCTCTCCTCGTCCCAGCGCGCGCCGATGTCGCCGTAAATCAGAATCTCGGCACTGGCTTTCGGCTCGGTCTCGCTGACGGCGCGAGCTTTGATCTCGTACCACTTGTACTGGTTGGGCATGTTGGCCACTCCTTTGAGTCGTCAGTATCAAAGAAGTGCCGTTGAATTTTTGGCGGTTATTACACAATCAGCGTTAGCGGATGTCGAAGTACAGCGTGACCTCGTCTATCGTTCCGTCCGACAGGGTGTACCGGAACGTGACGTATCCCTCTTCGCCAAGCGTACCGCCGGTGATCCACACCAGGAGCAGGGAGCCCTGTGTGATCACGCCGCCGTCGTTGGCCACTCCCGCTACCGCGGCGATACTGGCACTTACGATCGTGGTGTTCGCTTCGGCCAGGCGGTCCGCCATGTCGACGCCGTACAGCTTGCGTGCAATCGGGCGTTTCGGGATAGCGGCCTTGCCGCCTGCTGAAATGGTGTAGGTTATGACTGCCATGAGTTATAGCTCCAGGATTCGGTTCTCTGCGCTCGCTCTAAAGATGCGGTTTTCTGCACTGACTCTAAGAATGCGGTTTTCTGCCGCAACGAGCAGGATTTGCGAGGGCACGATGGGTAAGTCCCCGCCAAGAAGCATCCCGGAGACCGACGACACCGAAACGACGCTGCCGCTCAATTGAATAGAGGTCGTCAGGTCGCCAATTGCCGTTGCGCTCGATCCGGTGCTGCTCGCAAAAGTAATCTCCGTCGACAGCGCGGCCGATACAGTCGAGCTGCAGGTCGCCTGGGCCGACAGGCCGGAATTGGCACCGTCCAGGCTGCCAGTTATCGTTGCCGCAGCCTGCAAGAGCCCGGCCAGCGGGATTTGTGTACTTAGGGCGCCGATGGCCGCCGCCTGGCTGCCAGTGGCACAGTGCAAAGCAATCGCGGTTGTCAAGTCCGCTGCAACAGTCGCCGATGCACCAGAACTTGAGGACAGCGAGATGCCCGTGGTCAGGCTGGCGTTGGCCGATGCAGATGCCACCATGCTGGCCGACAGCGCAATGCCGGTCGTTAGCGTCGCGCTCGCACCTGCCGCCGCCGAAAGTTGGGCCTGCATGGCGATGCCCGTGTTCAGCGCGGCGGAAAGCGATGCCGAAGCCGATAGCGCCGCGTCCAGCGTCGTATCGCCGCCTGCGGCGACTTGCTCACGGTAATAGCCCCAGCCCGGCACCATTGTGGTGGAATCGCGCCGTTCCATGATGAACCCTGCGCCGGGGATTTGCCGGACCAGGCCCACTTAGCCTACCTTCACGTCTGGGTTGGCGTAGAACGTG